GGTTGGCACCGAACAGGTTGGCACCGCGCAGGTTGGCACCGAACAGGTCGGCATTGCTCAGGTTGGCACAGCGCAGGTCGGCATTGCTCAGGTTGGCATTGCTCAGGTTGGCACCGCGCAGGTCGGCATTGCTCAGGTTGGCACCGCGCAGGTCGGCACCGAACAGGTCGGCATTGCTCAGGTTGGCACGGCTGCCGCCCTCTCCATTCAGCCAAAGGAGATGCTCGTCCAAAATCTTTTTTAAGTCCATTTTGCTCCCTCCTCAATGTGGGATTTCTATGACCGCCCACACATCGTCGATGCTCTCCGCGCCCTCCAGTCCGGTGATCTGGATGGTGAGCGGTCCGGTTGGCGTGGGGGCCGGGGTGGTGGTTGCCACCTGTGTCTCAATGGCCTGGCTCTCCGGTTCCTGGCCCCAGATGATTTCAACTAGTGCAATCAGCGCCAGCAGCAGAAAGAGATATGCAATGGTCACGATCAGTTGTTTCTTCATAGGCTGACCGCCACCAGAATAGCCAGCACCAGCGCCGCTCCGGCAACCACCGCCAGTTGTACCCGCTGGGCCATCGCCTGCGCCTGCTGTACCCGGCGGCGGTAGGCCCGGTAGCTGTATGCTTTTGCGCGCCTGTCGCGCTCGGTTTGTGCTCCCATAATTTTCACTCTCTTTCATTAGTTGAAAAGCTCTGTCTTGAAATCGCTCATTTCGCTTTGAATGGTGCTCGCCACCGCAGTCCGTATCATGTGTACGATGGTTTCGTAGTCAAAGCACGGTACGCCCTCTCGCTTGTACTTAACCAGCCCGCCGGGGCTGATCTTGTATGTAAGCGCCTTGTCCTTGACCGCAATCCCGAAGGTTGCCCGGCCCTCTCTGAGCGCCAGCCTTACCGTCTGTTCCGGCCAGTCTAAATACCGGGCCGCAACGTCCACTGGAACATTGTCATACGCTAGTATCTCAGCGTCCGTTGGGATCGGCGGCCGCGCTCTGGTTCTTGGCCTCATCGTTTTCGCCTCCCTTCTCCCCGTGGAGCCGCTCATGCTCATCCCAAGTCATCCCATAGTAAGCCCGGCATAGGTCGTCCATGACGCGGCGTGCATTTGCGAAACGGTTCTCAATCTCCCGCTTCGTGCTACTCTCGTTGAGTTGCCCATCTTTGGTCATAAAAAATCCTCCAATCTTGCCAGAGGCCGGAGGATGTGATATACTGTCTCCGATACCTCGTAGCTTCGGTACGTGGTGTCATGCCCTGGTCGGTGGTCGCACACCGGCCGGGGCGCTTATTTTTCCCTCGTGACTCCGGGGCTGGATTCGTGATTAGGTCCATTCGCGCCGATAATTAACCACTTCCTGTCGGATGATATGTCCGTCGGAATCCCATTCTTTTACGATGTCATATGATTCCACCCACCTGTTGAGGTGATTGATTATTACATGCTTGGACTCGATCATTATATTCCCTCCTTCTCCGCCCCGTCAGGGGCGGGCTTCTTTTTCTCCATTGGTGTGCTCCTTGGCCTTCTCCGCCATAGCTGCTACGCCTTCTGCATACCCGATCAAATACTCTTTCTTTCCGTCGGGAAGAAGTTCACAAGCACGCGTCAGGCTTTCGGCAATATTGCGCTCTTTTTCGCTCATATTGTCACCCCTCTCATTCGTTTTCTGGATACATTCTACACCTATTTTTTCGTATTGTCAATACATTTTTTGAAATTATATTACTTTGTTTGTATTGACAATACAGAAAATGAATAGTATAATATCTAATGTAGCAAGGGGGTGATCATGTGAATGAACGAATTAAAGCTGTGCGTTTGGCACTGGGGATTTCGCAAGAAGAATTTGGTAAAAGGCTCGGAGTTACGCGGGGAGCAATTACGAATATAGAACTTAACAAGGTGGAGCCAAAGCCACTGTTTGTGGATCTTATTTGCCGAGAGTTCAACGTAAATGAGGACTGGTTAAAGAACGGGGCGGAACCAATGTTTTTGCAGAGGAGTCGGAACGAGGAGCTTTCCGCATTTTTCGGCGACCTGCTCAATGGTGAGCCAGACTTTAAGCACCGTCTAATTTCGGTTATGTCAAGATTATCCGTTGACCAATGGCAAATGTTGGCCGATATGGCGAATATGCTTGTAGAAGAAATGCAAAAAGAAAAGCCGTCCCCCGAATAAGGGGACGGCATGGTATCGGTGCTATTTAGAAATGTGCAGGACAAACTGGTAAACATTTTTTAATTTTTCCTCGTCCATTGCGGATATAAGCCTTTCGATCGACTCTAGCAATTTTTCTTTCGGCGTCATTCTGCACCATCCTCCCAGTTTGTGCCACTCCCAATCAGAACTATGTAATTTTTCTAATTTTGGCACATTTTGTAGCCTCTGTTTGCACTATACGCCCTGTTTACCTTATATTCTGTCAGGTTTTGTCGATGCTGGAAAATTTGTTTCTGTTGACTATTATTATAGAACATTAGTTCCATTTTTCAAGATGGGAATATCACCAAAAAAGAAGTGTAAATTTTCTGTGCGCGTTTGATCGCCTTCCGATATAATGCACGGATTATCGGACTTTTGCATGAGCGTAAAAGAACCGCCAGAGTGCGGTAAAATAGAGAGGAGAATGGGAAATGGGATGGAAAAGAATGGCCGCTTGGGGATTGGCGCTAATAATCCCGATGTCCGCTTGTACTGCTGAGTCAACAGTAGATGTGAGCAAAAGCCCTCCCCCGGAACAGACCATTGTAGCCACACCCGAAAGTGACCCAATAAAAGACAATATCACTGCTACATTCTCGTCCTTCTGTGATACCTCATTTATAGAGATCTCCCTATTTGGAGATATGACCACAGTGAGTATCTATGACCCTGACATAGCCGCGCTTATACAAGAAGCGAAGGAAGCGGGGTCTGCGCCAGCTAACTGGGAGGATATTAAATCAACTCTTGTCGAGCTATCTAAGAATGCTCCATTACTCCAAGATACTACACGATGCGCCATTTACCTCAAGCAGTCAGAAGCTGGAGAAATATATCTTACTGTCACTGGCGATAAAGTTATGTTTGATGTTTTTGGGGAAGCAGTTACCTATAATGACGAGAAAATTAGCTTAGATGAGTTTAACCAGATTAAAAATGGGATGACATACGACGAAGTAGTTTCGATTATTGGATCGAAAGGAGAACTGCTATCCGAATCAGATCTTGGCATTGGGTCAGAATATGTAACTACAATGTGGATGTGGGAAGGTAAAGGGTCTATTGGGGCTAACGCAAATGTGATGTTCCAAGATGGCAAAGTAGTCAATAAAGCGCAGTTTGGCTTAGAGTGAACAATAAGGAGATTTTACGTATGTTGGACAAAAAAGATTTGCAGGCAATCCAATCCATTATCGCGGACGCTGAACAGCGCATCACCAAAAACACCGTAATGATGATGGAAACCAAATTTGAAAAGCGGTTTAATTTGCTCGCAGAGGGCCAGAGCGCCATCCTGGAGAAACTGGAGCACCTGGACGACATGGAGGTCATGGACACTCGGATCACTGCCCTTGAGGCTATGGGGAAGAAGCTGAACCGTGAAATGGAGAAACTGAAAAAGGCGCAATAAAAATGCCGCCCCCGGTGCTACCAACACCAGGGACGGCTCACATAGGGGTGATAAGGTTTGGGTGCCATATCACCCCTTTATTTTACCAGAATAGGGGGAAAAGTCAATGAGAAGAGCGAACGGAACTGGAAGTATTGTAAATCTTGGCCCGAACCGCAGAAACCGATACGCCGTCAGGGTGTCGTATTTGGAGCGGCCCGGACTGTGGAAGCAAAAGTATCTATCCTACCACAGAACTGCCAAAGAAGCACAGGAGGCCCTTGACAAATATTTGGCATCTAATATCCCGGCAAAGTCACTCGCCGTTACCTGGGGAGACGTATACAATCAGTGGTCTGCCAAAAAGTATGCAAAGGCAGGAGCTGCCTCTATCGCCAGCTATAAGGCTTCTTGGGCGCGCCTCTGTGTGCTAGAAAAAAAGGATATGTGCAAGGTTACGATTGACGACCTACAATCTATTATTGACCAAGACGAGGCAAACGGATTATCGAAATCTAGTATTAGCAATGACAAAATGCTTATGAAAGCACTTTTTAAGCACGCAACAGAGCGCGATATCGTGTATAAAGACTATTCCGCTTTTGTGGAACTTCCAGGAGTTGAAGCAAAGCACGAAAAGGGTGCTTTTGATGATATCACAATGCGTAAATTGGAGAACCTGGCGTCCTCTGGATTCCCTTGGGCTGATACCGTACTAATGCTATGTTATACTGGATTCCGGGTGTCCGAGTTTTTGGGGCTTACCAGATTCTCGTATCATTCGGAGGCGAATTATTTGCAAGGAGGTCTAAAAACCCAGGCCGGGAAAAATCGCATTGTCCCGGTGCATCCTAAAATCATGCCATATCTGACCAAGTGGCTGTCCAGGGGCGGTAAAACTATTATCTGTGATGATGACGGGAATGCAATCCCCGCATACAAATACCGCCCGCTATTCTCTAAAGTTATGGAAGAATTAGGACTTCCTTCCGCAACCCCTCATTGGTGCAGACATACCGCCGCGTCTCGGATGAGGATGGCCGGGGTGGACGAAGTCGCTATAAAGCGTATCTTAGGGCATTCCGATGGAGATGTTACCGAGCACTATACGCACGTAGATGTTTCGTTTTTGGCTAAAGAGATCCAGAAGGTTTCCTAAGTATTTGTAACTTTCTTTTTAAATATGTGCAAATAGAACAACGAACAAAAAGTTCAAAAAAGTTGTTTTTGTTGTGGATTTTTATTGTTGTTCTAGTATTTTTAGTTCTAAAATTAGATTGACTTTTAATGTGTATATAACTGGGGCAGCCTGGGTTATATGACTGTGCTGAACTTAATTAATCTGGTTGGTATGGTTGTAGGCGCATTGATCTTCACCTTTCTCTCTCAGCATATTGGGAAAAAGAATTGCATGTTTCTCTTTGCCGGGCTCATGACAATATCCAGCCTCGTTCTCTACTTTGCCGGGTATCATAACGCTATTGTACTTTTTGCCACATCTTCTGTCTCAACTGTATGCGTTGGAGCTGTCATGGTCTGTGTCAACGCGATGATGATGGATACAATTGAGTATGGCGAATGGAAAACCGGCCAGCGCAATGAAGCTATGATTACCTCTACCCGTTGCTTCGTGACCAAGTGTGTCATGGCAGTCGCAGGTATCGCTGTTGCCGCTGTAATCGGTCTGACTGGCTACATTCCCCAAGAGACCGTACAGCCGGTGAACGTATTAAATTCTTTCCACTTTGTATATACGCTAGTCAGTGCTGGAATTATAATCCTTGCAGTTGTCCCCATGCTGTTCTATAAGCTGACCGAGAAGCGCCACGCTGAGATCATGGAGGAGTTGGCCGCCCGCAAAGCCAGCAAGACCCAATGAAGAAGTTCTTAAATTTTATCGTCTGAAAACAGAACGTGCCAATGGGGCACCCGGCGGCTATCGCCGGGTGCCCTCTGTGCAAAAGGAAAGGGGAAGCTATGACCAATCTACAAATTCAAAATCCGATTTCTGAACTCTTGCAAAAGCGCGGACAGAAT